AAGTCAAAAAAGGGGCTGGTTTGATCAGCGCGGTAGTCGTGATTGCCGCGAACAATGTAGACTGGTGGACGCAGCGAAACCAGGCCACTGACAATTTGATTGACTAGGGCCGCTGAATGCCGGTCCTTATTCTCTGTAATGTCTCCAAGGAGATAGGTAGCAGCAACAGGTTTTTTGGCCTGTTGCTGCCTAATCCATGGGAACAAATCAAACCTGTAAGACTCGGAAGCCTTATCGGTGAAATGTGTGTCACCTACCAGAAGATACATGTTCTGTTATACGAATTTGATGCACTCGGAAAAGAACTTACCAGCAAGAAGTATGTAGATATCGTGGGGCCTGCTGATAAGGACGGTTTTGTGCAAACCGAGACCTAGGGTATTTAGGCCATCAAGCGTCAGGCAAACAGTAGTCGGCAATCTATTTTGCCGAGCAAACAGCATGGGTTGTTTTTCGTAACGTCGCGCTTGTTCTGTGATTTCTGCCCAAAAGGCAAGAAGGTTGCCTTTTCCAGTTAACAACCCCTGATAATCCAGTGAGGAATATGCTTTGCATTCCAACGCAAAGGCATCAACCAATTTCTGGCCAAGTGGATGGATGCAGGTGATGTCCCCAACTTGTGTGGCTAGGCGCTTCCCCCGTTTAAAGGCCACGGTAGAACGGCCTCCACTCATAGCCGATCGCCAAAACACGTCCTCTTGTGCCCCATCACTGAGCCATAAGGATAGTGCGACACAAACTTCGCGTTCAAAAGAAGCGCCCTTTTGTTTGGAATTCACCATGCCCTTGGTTTTCCAATTCTACTTTTGTTAAGAGCGGCGAATCTGGCACCCCCGGCGTGGCCATGGATAAAAGATCGGCCAGGTTTAGTGCTTTGCCCACAACCACAGGCACAGTTTTGTGCCATGAGAGTTTTCTCAGGAAATTTCTTCCTATACCCGTTCCAGATAGCTGCCCTATGTTCTGGGGTCATTTTATGACCTGTTGGCTTTCCAAGCCTCTGTTCTCGCAATACTCGTTTTGTTTCCTCTGAGTGTCTTTTTCCTAGATGCCCCAAACTTATAAACGATCTCCCATTCCTAATGGCATCTGCCCGGTTGTCTGCGTCATTTCCCCACGCAAGATTGTCTACGTGGTTGTTTTGTCGATTGTCATCAAGGTGACGAGCCAGATATTGGCCCTCGTTTGGAGGGCCAATAAACGCACGCAAAACTAATTGCGCCACTGGAAATCTTCTTTTTGTCCCATTTTCCAGAGTCAATCCTATCTCTGCATTTTTGAACCTAAAATTATAAAGTTTCCGTCGCCAACCACGTTTGTCGACATAGGGCAGTGAGCGTACCCTTCCTAGATTACTGACTTCATAATAGTCGGGGGCATCCAAGTCTGTTATCTTTTTCCAAATCTCACGCATGTTTGCTTCTCTTACGCAAAATCGATCTCGTTAACCTCAACTCCGGCCTCGCGGTAGTATTGGCGAGCCCGCACAAACGTCTCTTCCCAACGCTCTTTTAGATGTGAAGGGCAAACTGGGGCTACGACGTATTTAATGCCTGACTGGATAACATGAACCGCACAGCGGTCACACGTCAGGAACGGCCACACAATCAGGGCATACCCCAATAAGGGTTCTCTGCTGGCCAAGATAGCATTCATTTCACAATGGATTATTTTAGCGTATTTCACGGGCCTATTGGCATACAAAGAAGGGTTATCATCGCACCCCCTAGCAAAGCCATTGTAGCCCACGCTCGCTATGGTGCGGTCAGGCCGTGTGATTACCGCCCCCGTTTGTGTGCTTGGGTCCTTGCTCCAGCTTGCCACAAGCTTGGCCATCCCAAGAAAACGTAAATCCCACTTGTGTGCTTCAGGCATATTTCTGCTTCAAGATAAGCCGTCGAAGTTGTATTTTGATCTTTTTGCCAAACTTTGGGCCTCAGGCCATTGATGGCCCGAAAGTACCCTAAATATCGTGGTTGTACTGACGTTGTAGAGTTCAGTCAATTCAGTAATCTTCAATTTTGGGGTACGCATTCGCGCTCGAATTATCATCATAGCTTTATAAATATTGAGTTTGGTATTCCGCTTGTTTCGATTTTGTTCCAGATACGTGGCCCATCTACAATTTCGCTTTGAATACCCCCTATTGTTATCTTTTCTCTCCAATGTGTATCTGTAAGGACGTTCTCCCATATCTTGCTTAAAATTCGCATAACTATCCCAACGCTCACATATGGTAATGCCACGGCCGCCATAATTTTTATAATACGGATTATTCTTGTTTAGGCATCTATCACGCATGGCTTGCCAAATGTTATAAGTGCAAAAACCATAGTCAGACCTTCTTATTCTTTCAGACATATTTGCGCCTTTTTGGAATAAAAGCTTGCTCAATTTCCGACCAAGCACGTTTCACCGCCTCGGTTAATTTTGCTGTTTGAATCGAGAAATCATCGTCAGTTGAGTTATCTAAATCCTTTAAATAGTCCTTTATTTCAGATTCTTTCAAAGGAACACGATCCAGTTTCCCTACTTCCTTCAACCACCCAAGGCTGGCCAGCACATTGTTAGTGCCGTACCCAAACTCGAATGTAAAACTTGCTTCCCTGAACGGAAGCCCGACCTTATTTTTCTTCACTGTGGCCTTTAGTTTTATCCCGTAAGGTCTTTCTACCTTGTCAATTGTACGTTTTAGCATCCCCATATTGGCCAGCCACACAACTTGTGAGGAGTAGAAATCCAAAGCTTTTCCGCCACTTCTCTTGTACTTCTCCCCAAACATCCCAGCTCCAATATTATCGCGTACCTGAGAAACAATAAGCAGGAGAACATTTGCCTGTTCCTGTTTGCGGGTCATTGTCCTGAACATGATACTAAGCTTCTTGGCTTTAGCCATGCCATAGGTGCCCTTGCCAATGTCCTGTTCCATCTCCTCGTCATCAGACAATGCATCTAAGGAATCAAGGATGTACACACCAGGCTTCTTGGCCTTTAGCTGCTGTTCAACAAAGGCAGTGAAATCCCTGATAAAGTCTTCCACTGTTTGTAGTGGCTTATCTGGATCGCCAAAGTCAATTTTATCTAGTGGCAGGCCCATGGCGGCGGCATAGGCATCATCCCATGCGGCTTCTACTTCCCGGTAGGCCACCGCCCCTTCAGGGTACTGCATGGTGAAATTGATCATTACCTCGGTGGCAGTGCCCGTCTTAGCCGTGCTTTTATCCCCCACCACGTTAGCCGTGCGGCCCAAAGCGAGGCCTCCACCCAAAGCACAATCCAGCACAGCGCATCCAGTGCTGACGAATTGTATGTTTTCTTTGGTATCCGTGAAATAATTGTTCTTTGGTTTTGCAACTTCTGCCCTGACACGTTTTACCATTTGGAAATTAACCAATCTACGAACTGCGCCAAATCCATTAGAAACCAAAGAAGTACGAACAAACCTGCCCCAACTAGTTCTTTTCTGGTTGCTGGTGATCCCGATAGAATGCGATGTAAATTAAACATATCAAGACCATTTCGGTGCCCTGCGGAATGCCTCTTCGAATTGAAGGCGGCAAATATTGACAAACTGATCCTCACCCATGCCAGAATCTACTGCTACCATGGCTGAGAATTGTGTGTAGGCTACAACGGACAGCCTAGAGAAGGTGATTTCATCAGCCCTATTTGATTTGTTTTGATCCATCCAAAACTCACGCAATTCATTAAGTATCTGCTTGGTCAGCTCGTAATGGGGGTCAACATTGGATGGGGGCTTACTTCCGTTCAGTTTTACTTTTGGCATTCTTTGCCTCAAATCTTGCTTTAAGTAATTCGGCCCAAGTACGGTGGCCTGTACGGACAATAAGTGCCTGTTCTTTTGCCCAACGTAAATAGGGCAGTTCGTCTCCTAAAATCTCAGTAAGCGGGCGGGTATCGATCTGAACATGATCTTTACCCGCCCTTCTGATTAATTCATTGCGCCTATTCGTCGTCGGTGCTTGGACTTCTACGCCTCGCAGCTAGGCGTTCACGCAGGCTGCGGCCTTCCCTTACAGGAGGTTCGGCATCAGCTTCTGGCATTGCGCCACGTCTAGGCCGTACAGCCGGTTCACCGCCTGGGTCAACCTCCCCCTCGTCCACCACGGCGGCCCTAGAGCGGGCACGGTTACCCCCATTGTCATTAGGGGTCTTATGTCGTGATACAGTTGCAGGGACAACGTCATTTCGTGCATCATCATCTTCCCAAGGAAGGGCTTCTGTCTCAGGAACCCTCGGGCTTCGATTACTAGGGCGCTCTCGGCCAGCCATGCGCGAAGTATCACCCCCTCGTACCGGGGGCCTCTCAGGTAATTCGTTATCTTGATCGTCATCACGTCTTCCTGCCTGACCACCGAAAACCGCTTTGATATGGTCGTATTCGTAGAAGTTCAAAACTTCTGGGAGGGGGTGTTCGTAAATGTAATCGAGCCATTCCTTCTCAAGGCCCTCATCCTCGTGAATGAGGCTTTCGGCCAGCACCTTCATCTTGCTGGAATCATATTTGGTGGCTAGCCCGGTGCCCTCTTTATAGAAGCGTACATCCCGGCCCGTCTCAGGGCTGTCAATGAACATCACATCCTTGGTATCCTCATCAATGCAAAGATTGCTGAGTGACTTATCAAATGTGAATGGCGCAGCCCATAGGAGGGGGCCTTCACCCTCGTCACTTCGGTCGATGATCCAGTAAAGGATTCTCTGGGTCGGGGTGAGGGCTTTGGCGAGGGCCTTGCCGCCCTCCAGTTGCGCTCCGCGCTTTGCTTCTTCAAGTGGATCAGCCCCCTTCTCATGCTTGCTGAGTGACAGGTAAGATTGATTGTCTGCGCCAATATTGTAATTGACGAAAATGTCCAAACCGTAGTGCCGCGCGTCCTTCCACGTAGGGGGCAGCACACGAATCAGGTTTTTGCCGTCTTTGGGCTTCCACTGCTTAAATTTGGGTTTGAAGATGGTATCAAAATTACCACCGCGCATGTTGGCCCGTTCTTTCAAATCATCACGGGAGCGCTCTTGATATCGAAAACCGCGTTCTGGGGCCTTAGCCATTACTTCACCTCTCTCTGAAATGTTTTCATTTTAATCTCCTCCAACTACTTGCTTCTGGCCTCCCTTGCATTAGCCATCCTGGCGCGGTTTGCCGCGTAATGGGAAGCTTCCTGGGCCTTGGAAGGCTTGATGGAAGAGGCCTCATAATAGTTGGCGGTGTATAACGCTACAAGGTCACGAAGCATATAACTTCTTTGCTGAAATGCCTCTTTTAGCACCTGTAATTTGTCTGCCCTTTCTTTGGCGGCCAGATAAACGTTGAAAGCCGCCTCATGTTCATCGCTGGTTTGGACATAGGTGTCTATCCGCTTATCAGTGACCCTATCCTTGCCACCGCTTAATTGCTTACGCCAATGCGCCGAAAGTTTGGCATCAACTGTAGCCAGCTCTTCCTTGGCTCCGTCCCGTTCTGCCAATGCAGTAACTAACTGCTCGCTGACTTCATAGAACAAGACAGGCTGCCTGATAACTTCATCATCAAGCACTGATTTATCTATGGCTAGGTCAGCGTGGTCGGTCATTCGTCAAAATCAAGCTTCGGAAGCGGCCTATCTTCAATATCTAGACTGACGTCCATCACATGCACGGTTTCCTTTTCAGGATCAAAAGCCCAGAGGGGCTGCATGGTCTTGAACATGGCCGCCGCATCTTCATTGCTTGAGCCGTGGACGAGATAGCTCTCACCATCGGTAATGACTACCAATTTCGTAAGCAACTTCATGGTTTAATCCTGATTTGCGTCTAGGACGGCCTGCCAGAAGGTTTTCTCTTGATGGGTCTTGGCCGCCTGTAGCCGTGATTTGGCGTGGGCTATCCTGAGATTGCGCGGCCATTGGCGGTCGGCAACTATGTATTCTTGCACATTCCACATTGTTTACTGATCCATGTTTAAAGCAAGCCCCACTGAGAATAGCAAGGGGGCAATTTTGTCTGATTGCGGGTAGGGGGTCTTGAAGGCTTCCATGAGACCGAGTAGGCGTTTGGCCACGTCACCATTCTTGGTTTTTAACAGAACTGCCGCAAAATAGTTGACCAGCATGATCCTACAACTTTCGGCTTCCTGCCCGGCAAGTGGCTGTAAATATTTAAGGGCTTCTATCCAGTTCAGCCCTTTGCCGACGACGAGCCATCGGGCCAAATCAACTACTTCCTTTGATTGCCCCACCGCGCGCATGACCATTCGCGCGTCAGCCAAGTTTGCACATCCCAAACACGCTTCAAGATAGACGAGTGCTTGCCGTGGGCTGCCCATGGCGGCCTCAGCGATAGTTTCGATGATAGCGTCATCAATTGTGAGGCTCTCCTTATCGACCACTGTAACAAGCAAATCTTGCAGGCTTTCCTCAGCGACATCTTTAATGTTATAACGTAATACGCGAGTGAGGATTGCCTTTGGTATTTTGCCCACTTCCGTAGTGCAAAATGCAAAATAGACATGGGAAGGGGGTTCCTCTGTTGGCTTAAGAAGCACGGTCCACGCAGCCGATGACAGTTTGTGTACCTCGTCCAAGATTACAAATTTGACGGGGCTTCCGCCAATGGCGCGGTAATTGAGGGAAGTTATCAGTTCCCTAATGTCGTCTGCTCCTGACTTAGATGCCCCATCATATTCAATCAGGTTGGCGGCGGTGCAGGTGGGGCCAATTACCTCATGTGCGACAATTCTGGCTAAGGTGGTCTTGCCGGTACCTGATGGCCCCACAAACAAGAAGGTACGGGCACGCTTATCCTTAATCACCTTTTTAAGTGACTTGACAGTTGCATCCTGCCCCAGCACTTCGTCAAAGGTGGCAGGACGATATTTCGTATGGAGAGAGGTCATCAGATGGGCGTGATTACGGCTCTGAGTTGCTCAGCATTGAATATGTGTAGTAACCCTTGACACTCATCATGCTCCACTACAAATCGCCATTTTCCGGCCTTGGTAGTGAAGGCGGCCCGTATCTCACCCGGGAATCTGTAGCCCTCGGGCTTATGGACCTTGTCCCCAATGAGAAATTGAGGAACCCTATTAGAAACAGGCCGTGCGGCCCCCAAGTCAATGATGTTTTCAGTCATCCGGCAGAACTTTCCTTTTGGATCGTGGGCAGTCATATTTTGTGACTCCAGAACTTATCTATTTCTGTCATTTCCAGCCAATTGTTTCCTACAGAACAAGTGACTGATAGCGGAACATTTATGAAATCATACGAGGGAGCTAGCATCACTTTGTAAATCGTCTCAATGGCCTCTTCCAATATTTTAGGATCATCAGGGATACTGAACGAAAGGTCGTCATGAATGTTCATGATAGGGTGCAGATACCATAACCCACTTCCAGTAGCGCGAATAGAAAGTTCGACCATAGCAGTGCAAACGAGATCACACGCCACGCTCTGAATCGGATAGTTAATGGCTTGATTCTTAGTAAGAGGATAATGCCTACGACGTCCAGTAAGGCTGCTAACGTGCCCGGTAGTATAATACTCATTCATCAGCTCCTTTTGCCAACCGTACATTCCGTGGAAGGTTTCCCAGAACTCATCCATCAGCTTATTAACCGGCTCTATTGGTATATTGAGGTAACCAGCTACGGATTCGTTTGAAGCTCCGAACATGGCTGGGAATACCAGCTTGTTCTTGATCTTGCTTCTGAAAGCCTTCATGACGGCTTTATCTTTTAGAAACTCAAGACCGCCTATGCTGGCTGGGTGCCTA